TCGAATTCTATTTGCATAATCCTAATTCTTTAGCTTGTATTTTATTAATATCTGCCCAGATAATATTTAAGGCTATGTATAACCCTGCTTTAGTACCTAAGTCCTTTTCTTCTTTGGCTCGCTTTTCTATTTCTTCAGCGACTTGTTTTAATTCGTTCATGTTTAAATAATACTATATGTTAGTGTGTCAATGTTTATTTTTTGAATTAATGATACAGATTGTTTTTTTTGCTCTGCTTGTATCTTTGCTATTTTATAAGATGCTCTAACTTTAAACATTGATACTGCATTAATACCGTTGTAGATTGTGATTGTTTTCATGTTTTTAGTTATGTAGGTTAGATAATTGTTGTTGTTTAATACGTTGTTTTTCTTCGTAATTGCTAATAGCTTCGTTTGCGTTGCCATTAGTGTCGATATTGAACTTACCGTCCTTCCACTCATAAAACATCTCATTTATAACTGAGTCCATGTAACATTTAGCTAAGTCGGTAGTTGAATACTCTAATTCAACATAATTAACAAGTGCGGTCATAGCATCCTTCAAAGTAACGTCTTCATATTTGAACGCTTTAGTTAATAATGCGATTACTTGAGATCTGTTTGCTTTTAAATATTCGATGTTGTTCATGTTGTTTGTTTTTGATAGTACAAATATATAAACATATTTTTATATGGCAATATAGCAAAGTGTTAAAAATTGTTAAATACATTAAAGTTGCTATACTTACTTTGAAGCTCATTAACTCTAGTGGTTAACTCTGCTCTTTCTTTTGTGCCTTCTTCAAACATCTTTCTTGTTTCTAAAGCTATGAATAGATCACGTTCTAACATTCTAACTTCGTTCAATCTTTGTTTCACCGAACGCAACCCACCCGGATTCTCACCAAGTATTAATCCATGCCAGTATTCATTCCTAGATACAGCCAACCATTCCTCGTCGCTAACATCTAGTTTCTTTCTTATTTGTGCTAAGTTATGCCCTTGAAGTAACAATGTGTACATATTATTTATTAATTGTTTCATAATTTGCCTTGTATTATTTTACGTTTTGTTTCTCTTATGCACCCTTCAGATTTACTGAACTTTGCAGCCAATGTTTGAGTGTCAATATCAAAGTTTTTCTTAATGTAATTTATTACTTCAATTGGTAACCTACTAGGTTGCTTTTTTAAATTATATTTCTTTCTGAGTTCTTTTATGTCCTCTTCGCTAATTCCGAACATTTCAGAAAGTTCTACATCTTGATATTTATGATAGGCTTCTATTATCTTATCCCGATCTGCTTTACTTAATAAATTCATATTAAAATGGCAAGTCGTTAATTTGATTGTTTGTAATTATATCATTTAAAAAATCATTGTTTTGAGGCAGTTCCTTTTGTTCACCGAGTTCGACCTTCATCCATGTTTCATAATCAGGCTGTCCTTTATAGTACCTTCCATTGAACTTATCCCATGCAAAGTGTACGCATCCAGTTTGCCCCCAATGCTTAAATTTAACTTTCTGAATATAAACCTCGCTTAGTCCCGTTTGATAGTTTCTGTACACCGTTATTCCGTTTGCTGTTTTATTATAGAAGTTCGCCGAACCTGATATACTGTAAAGATTAGGAATATCAAACAAACCTGTATCTTTATTCTTAGTTATCTTCGTTGGATGAGCCACAAGAAAACAATGCACATTATTCTTTTCGCAGAACATCACAATCTTATCTAATTGCTGACTTATATACTTAGTTTCTGATTCTGTGTATTGGTGGTCTAATTTATTCCATGCGTCTATAACAAAAGATTTAATACCTTTTTTCCTAATTAATCCCTTAACAGATGTCAAAATATTATCAAGTGTAAAGTTCTCTTTTGGGTTAATGAAAAAGAAATTATTTGCGTGATACTTAATCATTGAATTTAGCTCAATAGTAGTCATTTTTTTGTAACCTTCAAAAGGCTTGCCTAGTATTTTCTCTGCAAACTTACTGAAATGTAACTGCAATGGGTGATTCTCAGGGCTATAAAGTGCAGACTTCCACCCGTGTAATACATTTAATTTGCACAATACAAAATCTAAGAACTCACTTTTACCATGTCCTGGGATTCCTGTTATTGTAGTCAAATATCCCGGCTGAAATTTAATGAACATATCAAACTCTTCTAAGCCAATACCGTCACCTTTTGGAAGTCCGTTATTGTAAAAATCATATATTTGCTCTTCTATATCAATTGCATTAAAAACCCCCTCGATTGGGAACTCTTTTTTATCTGCCATTGATTCTATTATCCCCTGAATACCGTATTTAATTAGGCACTCGTTTGCATCTTTGCAATCTTTGAATCTAACATACATACAGTTCTCAATCCCTAATCTTCTGGCAAGTTCATTCTGAAGGTTTAACCCAGCTTGATCGTTATCTAAGGCAAGAATAAACTTTGTATCTTCGCTGAAAAAGTCAACAGAATTATCTAAGTACTGAAGGTTATTTTTATTCAAGTTAGCTCCATTAGGTACAGAAATAACGTTTTCATAACCAGCTTCAGCCATTGCAAGTGCATCCATTTCACCCTCTACTATTATGATAGTATCATTGTCAATAGCACAATCAAGGTTATAAAATATCAATTCAGCATCTTTGTAGAGTTTAAATGATTTGTTAGCTGCCCTATATTTAACATTTATAAGTTCACCGTTACGAAAATAGTTAAAATTTATCGTTGGCATTTCTTTACCAAACTGAGGCATAAATTCTTTCCCGTGAGTAACCTTAAACTTTAATAGTGTTTTTTCGCTAATTAAACGGCTTTTAAAGAACGTTTGAACACTAGGTGGATAGTTAGTATCACTTTTAAATAAAGGTCGCTTATATTCAATTTCTGTGCGTTTTTTAACAAACTCCTTTTTTTCTACTAATACTACCCCACAATGGTTACACCTACCAGCCCCCTTTAATAAGTTGAAACTGAAACACTTAGCTGTTTTTTTCTTACGAGTATGAGAACAAACTGGGCAAATCATTTGATTCTCACCGTTCTTTGTAACCTCGATCTCGTATTCTTTTTTGCTATTTAGTTCAATTACTACCATTAGTGAACCATTTTAAGTGGTGGATTATTATTAATTTTTGATGCTTGCAAATATGATTCAAATTTGTTACTAAACAAAGTTTCTGGTCTTAAAAATTCTCTCATCTTAACATCAGTTCCCCATTGTTTATTTTTAAAAGTTATAACTGCCTTAAAATCATCAACCGTAAAACCTTCTTTTAATCTTGCTTTAATTAAAGTTTTTGTTTTTTCTGTTTTACTACTATAGTTAGTATTTAGTATTTCATTTAGAATTATAACTATATTTTCAATTTCAATTTCATTTTCCATATGAGAGGTCATATGACCATCCATATGAGCTACTTTTTTCTTTGGTTTTTTACTGTGTTGATTAACTCCTTTAAGGTTGTTCTTCCTAGACTGTGTAAAGGATTTACGCTTTTCTTTCTCAATTTCTAGTCTTTCATTATACCATAGTCCATTATCGTCTTGCTTAAACTTATGCTTAATCTTGTCCCAAATTTGACCTACAACTTGACCTATCATATGACCTTCCATATGACCTCTGTTAAATTGCATCATTAACAAATCCATATAAGCACCTTTTTCTTCAAAAGACATACCTAAAGTTCCTCCTAACCAATCATTAGGATAGAACAAAAATGCCGGGTCTTTAGCCATTATTTTAAATTTAAATAATATTCACTTGCTGAATCAAAAGCGATATTCATAAGTTTAATATTAATAATGTCAGTTGGTCTATTTATTTCTACAATAACGCCCTTTTTATCGTATATATATCTTTCAATAACAGCCAACATTTGCATATCTGTAAGCAGTCTGCTTGAACAAATATATTTACATTCATCTATTGATATCATTTTATAACCTCCAATCTCATTAAGTTTTTGATATTCGTTGGATTGCTGAATGTAATTACTATGTAACTACCTGATTCATGTAAACACAGATAAGGTTTGAATTCCTTTGGTGTTGACTTGTACTCGATAAGTGCTTCGTGTAAAGATTTCATAAAATAAAAAATCCTATGGGTTCAGCTGGTCGAATAGCCTCCCCCGTAGGATGCAAAGTGTTTTTAATAAATTAGATATGTCGACCTCATATCTAACGCAAAGATAATAAATTAAATTCTATTTGTCAAGCATTTTCTTGAATTTGTTTTCTGATTTCTGTTAAAAGATTATGGAACTCGTCTGTTAATCCTTCGAGTACTTTTACCTCATCTTCGCTCAATCTACCTTCTATTTCTCCAATAAACGTATCTATTGCTTTAACCGATAGATTAAACGCTTGTTTTGGTCTTTGTTTTAACTCATTAGTTAGGTAGGTACTCTGCTCAGAATAGCATTTCCCTAACGCAACTAACACAAGAGTATTTATTAACTTCTCGTTAGTACCCATAATTTTTAAGTCCTTTTTTAGATTTCTTATAATTCAGTTCATAGGATATAAACTTTTTACCATCTCGTTTGAAGTTAGGTACTGATTCAATAACCAACCCGTCTTTTTTGAGATCGGATATTCTACGAGATACTTTGAACTTAAACGATTTTCGTGTTACTAGTTTATCACTCATTAGTGCATCAACTAACTTTTGTTTGTGTGTTTTCATAATATATTCCCTTTTTTTGTAATAGATATTGTTTTATTTTTAATTAATATTTTATCGTTTTTATCTTGAGGTAAATTAAGTAAAATTTTACGTACTAAATTAGACCTTGTTTTGCTCATTCCAATTTTGTTTTTAATTATTGTTTTAAGTTCTTCATCTGAAACCCTAATACTTAAAAATTTATTTCTTTGTGTTTTCATTTTTCCATTAATTTTAAAAGGTTTTTAATTTTGTCAACTAGTTCATGTTGTTCGTTTGCTGTTACTTTAATTGAAACGATTACTTTGTTCTTTTCGATAATATCCCAATGGGCAACTCTTTTGCCGGAATCTTGGGCGTTGTAATGTTCTGTTAGGTTCATATTAATTGTTTGTAATAGTTTATTTTTTCTTCTAGTTCGCTGTTTGAGAATTTAACCGTAAATTGTGCCATTCGTTCTAATGTTTCAGCAGTTCCTTGACCGTACTTTTTATCGAGATTAAGACCAAATTTAAACTGTTCACCGTATCTAAAGACGTTGCATCCAGCACATTGGACTTGGCAATTTTGCTCATCCCAACGAGTAGCGTAATGTTTCCGGGATTGAAAGTGACCACATTGTAAGTTTCTCCAGTCATCTACCTTTCCACAAGTAAAGCATTTAGAGTTACCACATAGCATAATGTCCCGTTTTCTTATGAACTCGCTGAATACTTTGTCTAGTTCTTTAACTAATTGTGATCTGGTCTTTTTCTTCGCCATTATAAAGTCATTAAGTATTTACGTGCTTCAATTACTCTGGCTTGTATCTGTTCGATCACTTTCTCGTCACGTTCAACAAAGAATTCTTTAACTCTTAACTCTTTTGGAATGTGGCTAAAGGTATGGTTTTTATCAATCTGTTCGCAAAGTTCTAAGAATTCAGGAGAGATGTCCGTGGTGGCTCCAATTTTCCAAGCTGCTCGACGTTTCTCATCTTCTAACAATTGGTACGGTGTATCAATAAGACAATAAGCAATAGATGCATTTTGAAGTCCTGTTAACCACATATAGCCCTGAACTTGATAAAAGTAATGTTTATTTGGCAGTTCGTCCTCTAACATCGGAAAGGTACTAGCATCCCAAGAGGTCTTAATATCCACCACTAATTCATCAGTAATGATGTCAGGCGTGCCGGATATAAAATCGTTTTTAAACCACTCATCGTTCTTAGTATAAAAAGAATCCTTAACAGATGAATAAAGAGCAATGCTGTCATCTTCGGCGGATAAACCTTTTTCAACAAACTTATTAATGAAATCTTTGCGAATCCCAAACTTTAATTCCATGTAAAGTTCTTTTAGGTATGATTGAGCAGTTAAGCCCATTCCTTTACCAGAACGGTCATTTGTTAATAACCGCCCGAGAGAAGAACATCTGAATAATTGTTTATCAAACATTTTTTAAAGCTGTTTCTAGTGATACCTTTTGTTGTTCGGTCATTGAGTAATTACCCATAGCTGCTTTTACTTTATCGCCTTGACCTTGAGTGATAGCCTCAACCATCTTTTTAAATGTAGCAGCTGTTAACTCAGGCTTTTTTACTTCCTTTGGTTCTTCCTTTGCTGTGGCTGCATCCGTGTCTTTATCAGTTACAAGTCCTAATATTGAACTTAGAGCATATCTGCGAATATAAGTGATCGCTGAACCTAGAACCTGAAACTCGTTCATACCTTTAAGTTGAACACCTTGTGGAATGTTTGTAACTGTTTCGATAAGTTCGCCGGATTGAATATGAAATACAACCGTTTTAATATCTCCGTTACCAACTAACTGAGTGAATCCTAAACCATGTTTTTTTAGTAGTGGATTGATTACTTCAAATACTTTTGGAAGGTCAGCATAAGAATATCCGTAACCTTGTGTCGCCTTGTGTATTACAGGTACTTCCTGTTGGAAGTCTGCCAATGCTTTAAATAAGTTTTTCATAGTTAGAATTGATTTTCGTTTGACCTGCTGAATACTACTCGTCCGTTACCAACGAACTTTCTTTGTGTTTTAGCTGCTCTTTCTTCTTTTGATTGAGCGATGATAACCGAACAGTCGTTATCATATTTGTCTTTAGTATCGTTAACGTTAACTGTTAAGTTTAGATACTTGTCTTTTACTAGGTCGTCTTTGCTGATCTTAGTAAAGTCGATTGAGATGTTGATGATTTGCATAGTTGTTTTGTTTTAATCTTTATTATTAATTGTTAAATAACCACAGTAGGCAGTTACTACTGTTAATACTACTAATACTGCGATGTGAATGATTGGATTACTGTTCATAGCTTGCTTTTAATCTGTCGTTAATAATTTTGTTTTCTGATGTTTTAACTCCCGCTTTTTTTAGCGAGTTTGATTCTTCAAAGATCAGGATATACAGCTCCCATTCTAATGATACTGTTTTTGTTTT